TCCAATCTGTAATCCGATATATCCGCCAGCCCTATACTGGGCCAGCATGTCAAAATATTGTGAGGCTGCTATGTCCACAAATTGCCGAAATGGATTATCATCCGAGAAAACCACAAATTTTGAGTCCTCGGGAATGTCGTCATGTTTGCAGGCTGATTTATACGCGCTATCCCAAACCCATTTGGCATGGGCTAAGGTTTTCAATCCGCCAGCTCTCTCAATCCGTCCACTATGCTTCGTTTTTACTCTATTCATCTTTCGTCCTCCTATTTTTGTTTAGTTGTTTAGTCGCTCAGTCCTACCTCCGGGGTCCGGAGGCAGGGTGAAGGGCTAAATAAATCCCAAGGCAAGTAACCATGACGGGTTCCCATGCTCACAGTGACCATCAGGTTCAACCCAACAGCCACAGGGTGTTTTAGAGCCACAATCACTGGCCCATTTTTCCATGGTTTTGATAGAAGGAGGAGCGCAACATTTTTCAATTTTCCTCTCAGGATACTTTTCTTGCATGTATTCAAGGGTGATTTCAGGTTTCATCTTTCTTACACTTCCATCGATTAGCATGTAATTCTTTTTCATTTCAAACCTCCTATTGGTTATTGATTATGATGTAAAATTGCCATTTGAGTCGCATTCTTCCCAGTCGCCTTCCCCGATCTGCTCATCCTCCATGGATGCGATATCTTTTATCGCGTCTTCCCTTCGGATCGGGATTCCAAGGTCACCGTCACCGTAGGTCACATAGTCGCTGCTTGAAGCTTCGATTTCTTCCAGTAAGTCTTTTTTCGTTTTCATCTTTCATCCTCCGATTTGATTTTTATATTTATAATATGCACAAGGTATGCCATATATCGCATATCTCATAAAAAAGCATTTAACCAATGAATATCATTACAAATAAAAATAATATCATGTTTCAGCATAAAAATAAATACCCTCAAATTTGGGTCATTTTCACACCTAATGGTATCAAGGGTTTTGATGTAACTATTTGATAATACAATGGGTTATTTTCACCTATTTTTGGGTCATTTTCACCCGGATATAAAAAACTCTTGACAAGGACGAAATTTTGTTTAACGATAAGCCTATCATCAGTTTTTTCTAACCTCCTATCGGTCCCCGGTGATAAAGCCGGGGGCCACTATAAAGGACGTATGGTGTGGAACGCAAACCGATAGTGTTGAGTAAAAATGACGTCGCGTTGATCCAGATATTTCATAAATCCGATGATTTGATGGATATTTCTATCGGCGCCCTGAATGGGTTCATCGAAAGAGAATGCGTAGAGGATGCGGCCAAACAGTTCGTATTGCAGCTGAAAGGCGCCTGGACCCCTCGTTTTATGCGAGCTCTTATAAAAGAAATAGAAAATATACTGGAATAAGGATTTATGGATTGAATACAGCATTATTGAGCTGGATATCACGTAAGGCAGATCGGGGGATTGGCACGTAAGCCTACCCTTAAATCTGCCTTTTTTGTCTCTGCCTCCTGCCTCGGTGCCGGGGGCAGAGATCCTACCATTATATTAGGAACCCTTGAGGCAATGAGACCCTAATGAGTGAAGAGTTTTTAAGGGCACCGATAGGAAAAGTTGTCTTAAAGACTTATAAGCAGTCTTATAAAAAAATGTCTTATAGGTCTGGTAGGCTAAGAAAAAATTGCCCTGTTTTCCAGCGTATTGCTTATGGGATTGTGTTAAATATTTGCAAGGCTTTATTGGTATCTTATCCAAAGTTAGAACAAGTTGTTTTTTGTCCGTCAACAAAACGCTTTTATAGTTTGGATATCTATATTCCAGCCTTGAGGATAGCCATTGAATTGGATGGAATACAGCATAGAAAAAATGTTAGTTATGACAATAGAAGAGACAATGCTTTGCTCAGTGATTTTGGCATATTTGTAATTAGGTTTTGGAATAAAGAAGTGAAAGATAAAGCATTTGAAAAAACAATAAGCGAAGTTTTGAATGAGCAAGCGAAAAAGAAAAGACCTAAGCCTTTAAAAAGATGCGTGTTATGTCATCCTAACCCAATGAGTATAGATTGATAACGTTTCGCAATAAGGAAATGCCAAAACAAAGCCCACAGTCAACGATTGCCTCACAACCCATAGCCAACTATGCCTCAACTATTGTGTGTGAGGGTGAAGAGGGCACAAGATATGGAAAGTAGATGCAAAATCAAAACGGTGGTCCCCAATGTCCCCACGTGGGCCGTGTACTATGATGCAGATCCCGATGTCCTAACCACGTATCCAGTGCTCTGGTATGAGGCCGAGTGGGATGATGAGGACAAAGAGTTCGGCTATTTCCAACCGGTGGCTTTTCCCAGGAATTTGGATCTGTCGCCCTGTGGAAACGACGTGAATTTATTAGGAATATCCCTCACTGACAGTGTAATCCGGGGAGACTGGGAAGAGGAAATATCTAATTATATTAAGGCTGTGAAAGTCAGAAAGGCGCAGATCGATGCTATTAAAAGCCGATAAGCACACCAAACCTAAAAAGCCAGTCAAAAAGCCAGTCCCACGCGTTGAGTGGCCAGGCGGTAAGCATCCGGGGGGAAGACCTCCTAAATACGAAACAGCGGATCAGCTCGAGACGAAGATCGGAGAGTATTTTGTCGGGGGCTATAGAACGAGATCAGCCATAGTCGGAAATAAGAAAGATGGGTATAAAAAAGTTGAAATTCCAGCCATAACTATCAGTGACCTGGTGATATTCTTAGGTTTTTGCGATAGAGCCTCATTTTATGACTATGAAAAAAACCCCGAGTTTTCCAGCACAATAAAAAAAGCCAGAACCCTGATAGAACGTGAGTATGAGCAACTTCTTGTAACTCAGAGCCCCACTGGTGCTATATTTGCATTAAAAAATTTCGGATGGGTTGACAAGCAAGACGTTGACATAAGCGACAATAGGATGGTCCAGGACATTTTGAGCGCTCTACCTCCGGACGTGGCCGAGGGTGTACGCCAGGCTATCAAGGCGAAGGGGAAGAAGTAATGAGCCTATTACCTCCTGAGTGTCCAAAGTGTAACACAGCGCATTGGCGCCATGAGGCGTGCCCTACCGGGACTGAGCTAAAGGCAAAAGAGGTGCCTAAAGAGGTTTATGAATTTCCGGTAACTACGCCAGAATCCGTACCTAACAGCGTCCTTAAAAGGCCAAAAAAGGCCATATCTACCAGCGTATCTACCACCGTATCTACCAAAAAGGCCGTATCTACCGAAAGTGAATATAAAAGGGTGAAAGCCTGGAGGTTGGCAAACCTGGAGAAATACAATAATCAGATGAAGGAGTACCGGAGGAAGAGGGCTAAATGATCGCGCGGATTGAGTGGTTTTTTTACCATGATCGTATGTTTGGAGGTTGAAAGAGCAAATCTTACCTACACCGAGGATATGAAAACGCATTGAACATAGCTCAAACCATCGCTGATGCGATAATCAAAGAGGTCGGGATTAAGGCGGCGCTTGAGGCGGTCGAGGACCGTATGGTGATTGAGTTACCAGACCCTCACCCCAAGCAAGTCGAATTTATTCGGAATTTAGCCAAACGCAAGGTAATTAGGGCAGGTCGACGCGGAGGCAAAACCGTTGGCGTTTCAGTAATGGCGGTGGAGACATTTTTAAAAAACAAGCGGGTCCTCTATGCAGCGCCCACCCAGGAGCAGGTGGGGCGGTTTTGGACTACCGTAACCAAAGCGTTATATTCTCCTATCCAGCAAAAGAGATTCAACAAAAACGAGACAGAGAGATACGTTGAGCGCCCTGGAACCGAGCAGCGCATTAAGGCAAAAACGGCATGGAATGCTGACTCATTACGGGGTGATTACGCGGATCTTTTAATATTAGACGAATTTCAATTAATGAATGAGGATGTGTGGAACGCGGTAGGAGCGCCAATGCTGCTTGACAACAACGGGGATGCGGTGTTTATCTATACCCCTCCTTCCCTTAAGTCCCGATCGGTTAGTAAGGCCAACGATCCTCAACATGCGGCCAAACTTTACAAAAAGGCTATGGCACTTCAAAACGGGGGGTCGACAAGGTGGGCTGCGTTCCATTTCAATTCAATGGACAATCCTCATTTATCTAAGGATGCACTTGATGAAATAGTCAGTGATATGAGCTCCTTGTCTTATAGAATGGAGATTCTTGCCGAGGATGTGAATGAAGCACCGGGGGCGTTGTGGACCCGCAAGATAATTGATGACAATCGTATATTTAGCACTCCTGAGATGGATAGAATTGTTATCGCGCTCGATCCGTCAATAACCAGTGCAGGGAATGAGGCTGGGATAGTGGTCTGCGGGAAAATGGGAGATTCAGGATATGTTTTAGGGGATAAATCTACCGAGGGTAGTCCGTTGGTTTGGGCTAAGGAGGTAGTTAAAGCATACCATGATTGGCAGGCCGATTGCATAGTTGCCGAGAAGAATCAGGGCGGGGAGATGGTGGAGATAACTATACACCAGGTGGATCCTAATGTTCCGGTCAAGTTAGTCCATGCGAGCCGAGGCAAGCAAGCCCGCGCCGATCCGGTTTCAGCGAAGGCAGAGAAAGGGAAAATTCATCATGTTGGGCACTTCCCGCTATTGGAGGATGAGCTTTGTTTATGGGTACCTGGGGACGGAGAGAGTCCTAACCGGCTGGATGCTATGGTTTGGGGTATGACATATCT